ATGTTTCCAACCGATATTACATTGGCTGGCACGAGCACGTCGAAGACGTACTCACTGATTTCGATCGAGGCTCGCAAGAGCCTTCGTTCGAACCCGTCGGCAGCACTCGATGCGCCCCAACTGTTGACTGTAAGTCATCAGGAGGTTACGCGCACCGGGTACGTCGCGGATCGTCATCTAATTAAACTTGACCTCTCCGTTGCAGGCGTCTCGCCTGCTCCGAATGTCAAGGGTACTGTGGCCCTCACTATTGAGGCCCCACGAGTAACTATGACTACCGCTCAGATCAAAGACATCAAAGACCAGCTGGTCGCGTTTATCGCGACGGCGGGTTATGTTGACAAAGTCCTGAATGGCGAGCCCTAAGTCTAGGGCTCCACGCGCCAAAAGGCGCAGAGTTATAGCGTCGGCGTCAAGCCGACTCGTTAGATGGTTAGTGCCAGTTATGATACAGTTAGTCGACTTCGTCCTGCGAAGGAAGAAGCCGGATTAACCATAGCTGGTATTTAGGCTAAGTGTTTATCGCAGTAGTTGCTGTTGTAGCTAGGAGGATCAACCGTTATGGTGTCCATAATAGCCCAGCGGAGAGAGCTTTATCTCTCCCTCTATTGCGACTTATACACTGATATAGCTGAGAAGCTACGTGTTCCAGTTAAGGAGTCACAACGCGATCTGCGTACCATACGCAGTCGTGTTGCTACCGAGGGGCTGTCATTTCTGACAAAGGCCCTTCCGCTCCTTGGTAAAGCTCTTGATAAAAGCTTATCCAAGGATGAACCATTCACAATTCCCTCTACGTTTCGACGTCAGAGAGAACGAGCAACACCGGAACTTTTCCGGTACTTGTTCTGTATGGTTATCACTCCCGAGGGTCTTGTCGACCCTCAAGCTGATGCGTTAGTTCTCGGTGCGTTACGGCAGCTAATGTACTCTGAGTACAAGCTAGAGATCCCTGCTACGAAGGAACAGAAGGACCAAGTCCTTGCTGATTTCGTGCAGGTTGATGCGGGGCTAGACAGGCCCCATAATATCGATCAAGAATGGTTAGAGGAGACGACGAATTTGATTCGTGACATCTTCGCATCATTCGACCCTACTGACATCAAACCCAAACATGGGCCCGGTGCAGTTGCTACTGGCGAGCGAAATCATGAAAAACATGTTTTCAAACGCATTTACGAGACCGTTGAAAAAGTATATCCGTTTACGGAGTACTTTGAATACAGTCTCTCAGCAGTGGCAGATCGATGGCATCTGTACGAGGAACTCGAACTCTTAACGGAAGGCACGGCAAAAGTCGTGTTAGTTCCGAAAGATAGTAGAGGACCTCGAATTATCTCGTGTGAACCACTAGAAATCCAATGGATCCAACAGGGCTTGGGTAATGCCGTAAGGCAGCACCTCGAGCGATGGCATCTCACCCGCGGTCACGTTAATTTTCGTGATCAAGGAGTGAACCGTCGCTTAGCCCTTGAAGGTTCGTTGAACAAACAGTGGGTTACATTGGACATGAAGGAAGCTTCTGACCGTGTTTCCCTTTGGCTCATATCCGAAGTATTCGGAAAAGTACCAAAACTTCTTGAGGCTTTGTTAGCCACTCGAAGCGGGAGCACGAGGCTTCCTTCAGGCCAGATAGTGCGTTTGAAGAAATTCGCTCCAATGGGAAGCAATCTATGCTTCCCGATACAGAGCGTGCTCTTCTACGCGCTTGCCGTAAGCGCAGTCATATGCGCAGATCGAAAAACGAATCCCGAGAGGGGTTCGCGTGCTCGGGCCCAGAAAGCTCGTGCGTCGGTCTACGTGTATGGCGACGACATCATAGTCCGCAGCGAAGTCTATGCTGCGGTACTACAACAACTCCCTACTGTGAACCTAAAGTTCAATGAGGGCAAGTGTTGTACAGCAGGTTCCTTTAGGGAATCCTGCGGGTGCGACGCCTGGAAAGGCGTCGATATCACACCCCTTCGTTTAAAGAAGGTGTACGATGATCGTCGTGTAATGAATGCCAATGTGCTCGTTTCGTATGTCGAGTTGAGTAACTCGTTCTACGCACGTGGCTACAAGAGAGTAGCGAGTCATCTGGCTCGCCTCGTTGAAAGGAAAATAGGCCCTCTACCGATAACAAATCGGAAAATGGGCATACTATCCCTAATACGACCTCTCAGGACTAACCAACCAAACGGCTCCCCTGTTCGCTACAACAAAAAGTTGATGCGATGGGAGATACGTGGTTGGTCTTTAGGGTCCGCCGAAGTTAAGGCGGATCCTAATGTCTGGAGCATGGTCTTACGGAGATTTACTTCTCCGTCGGACTGGTCCGATCCTGGCATTTTTGCGGATTCCCGGCGCAGTCGCCTATACCGGGG